TGACCGTCTTCAGACCCTCGCGAATACCAATCTGTTCAGACAGGAATCGCTTACGACGCTCCATACATGCTGTTCGCCTCCCGCCATCACTGGCAGTAGGCGACATACAAGTATAGAAGTCGGGCGAGCTGTAGAACTTTTGGTTCCGCAGAGGTTTGAGGGACCGGGGCAGGTTGTCGGCAATATTTGCAAACAATCTCTCCCAACCCGGCATAACGCGTTTCACAACGCGTCCTCGTACAGCGATACCCCTCACTTCCCTACGATGGAGCTTCTCGTTCCAACGTGTCGGGTTTGTGTGATTAAGGTTCGCCGTCTTGGGACAGTGTGACCGAAACATCAAGAAGGACTTTTCGCCTTCGAGATGGTCCCCGTGCAGTACCTCCCCATACCATGGGGTGTTCCGCACGTGGTCTCTCAGTTCACACGCCGTCCGCCAATAGCCCTTGTAGTCGAGTGCATTGCTGTACTCAACCGCAGAGACAAATGCGGCAGGCTCACATGGATTAGCTAACCTGGTCCGGATCTTTACCGGTGTGACGTCGGCGCCAGAGAAGGCGTCTAGGCCACAGGACTCTCTAAAAGAGCCTCCAGTACAACACTTCGCTTCGTTGAACATAAGCCCAACGTAGGGAAAGTACTGCATGATGGCAGCATAGTCTTCGCTGCCAACAATTAGATCATCACCGTACACCTTTACCCGCTCGAGAGCCTTGTCCAAAGGCACTCCGCAGTGGTGTACTAACACATTCACGGCTAGGGCGAAGAATACTAAGCTCTCCACTGGGAAGCATAATGCTGAACCCATTGGAGCGAATTTCTTCATCCGCACCAACCGTCCGGATGGAAGTACCGTTGCGTGAGACCTACTACAAAGTAGATACTCACCAACATGAGACTTGCCGAACAATGCCTCGACCAATAAGGTCGAGACGCGGTCCGACGCATCCTTCATGTCCAACGTTACCCATCCTGCTCCAGCAGATCCTGCTAGGGCATACCACCGATTCACATCCTGAGAGGTAAAATTTACCCTCCCAGAAGTGAGTTCAGATCTATTTATACAATAGATCAGTTCGGCAGCAATTCCTTGCTGAATCCACTGATACTCCAGAGGCTCACATGAAATGAGCCGAGGACCTCGAGAGTCCTTCGGAACAAGAACGGCGCGAGCCGTTCCCTCCGATAGGACCTCGAGATCACTGAGCGGCTGGACGAACGACGCCCCCTTTAGAGGGCGCCACTCTATGCTGCTCAGATAGCTTAGCGATGGGATATACCACTCAGTGAACGGAAATAACCGTTCTAGAGGTCGGTATAGGCGCTTGAAGCGCCACTTTTCCCAGCTTTGCTCTCTGGTGGCAACAGCCCCCGGTCCGTGTCTGGGGACAATAGCTTGATAGCTAAAATCCTTACAGACACGAGCAATAAGATCTCGAGCACCCTGTATAACAGGGCAGTCGGGAATGCTCTCCGGGATCGCTGCCTCCGTGCAGATGAAACGGCTTTCAATAGCCGCCTTCTGCTCCGGGGTATG